CATGCCCTTGCCCTGGTCGGATTTCAGGTCGATATTCAAAGAAGGGGCCAGTGAGGTAAAGGCGAGTTCACGGGTCGCCGCAGGCATCTGTAAAATATTGCCCACAGCGTTTACTTTTTGAAGATTGATCTGAGTTTCCTGCATTCGCTCCGTGTTTTCGATTTGCTGCTTACGCAACTTTAGAAGCGTTGCGTTTTGAGCAAGCCGGACACCGCGCTCTGCACCACGGGAAAACCCTACATTAAAACTGGCCATCTATACTCCAAATAGCTTTTGAAAACCAAAGTTAGTCGCAGCCCCAAACGCCGTTCCAAATAATTCACCGCCGAAACTCGGTTGAGAGGCGTTGTGAATAGCCGCATTAAGCTCCAGGTTCCGCTGGTTCTGGAAAGGCACCTGTGCATCACCAAAACCAGCAGAGTTCGAACCAAACAACTGGGCCGTGGGCTGATTGATCCCTGTAATACCAGTGGACCGTAAAATAAGATCGTCAATTCGCTGTTCGTTCGCCCGTTCTCTCTGGATCCCCAGTTGTTCAGCTAAAGTCAGATCGGCGCGTCTCGCACCCTCCAACAGCTCGTTTTTGAACGTCGCAAACTCATCCAAAGCCTCGATTCCTGCGGAAGAAGTCTCGAATCCCGGACCTAACTGGGCTTGTAATTGCTCTCTTAAGGCCCGTTCCTGGGTTTCCAAATCGGACAATAAGGCCGGGTTAACAGGCAATTCACCTCGTAAGGCCGCCTGGGTTCTTTCCAACAACCCCCGCTCAATGTCGTCTCTGAGCACTTCATTGGGGTCAATGATCTCCTCAAACCCCGTAATTCGTCCTCGCTGTGATTCAAGACGGGCGATTTCCTGATCGATCTGATTCGCCCGGTTATTGGGGATAGGCAGGCCAAATGAATTAACTTGAACCGTGTCGCCAAGCTGCGCTTTTTCCTGTTGCAATACCTGGATCTGCTCGTCAATGGACGAATCATCAATGATCGGTTTCAACCCGATATTCTCAAACAGAAGGGGCGCCAATAACTCGTTTTGCCGTTGCTGCTCCTGCAGCAATGCCGTTTGAAACTCAAGCGCCTGGGCCTGGCTTCGCTGGAGGGCTCTCTCCTCCTCCGTTGGTCCAGGTACGTTTACATCACCGCCGCCCATGACTTACCTCCACAAATTCAAATTCTCGCTTAAACAATGTGTGATCGCCGTTGTCCTCAATGACTTCGTAAACACCGGACTTCACAATCAAATCCAGCCATTCTGAAAACTCATCTTTATCCACAGAAAAATAAAAGCTTGTTACGCCACAATGCGCCAAGGCTGCTTCGTAGGTGTCCACCAGTTGAGCAACCATCAATCCAGGGCTGTCAATTTTGTTGTCCACCCACATCGGCCCGGCAACCACAGCATCCCCTCGCTTGTGAGTCGCAATCGCCCCGACGATTTTGTGATTCCGTATCGCCACAGCAATCGGTTGTTGAATCTTGCTGTGATGCTGTAATAAGACTTTGATCAAGGGCTCTTCATACGTCCAGGCCAGCCGATATTGAGTATCGTATCCACCACCAATGTTGATAACTGTCATGCCGCGTACCTCGATTCTGGAAGAACGTCTATTACCACGCGATCGGCGTATGCGGACGGGTCAAAAGCCGGATCTTCTTTTTTGTACTGCACCAGGTCCTCTGCGTACATCTCTGAAGCGTTCTCAATGGTCAATTTATCAAGACAGTCTTTACAAACCCCCGTCTCATGCCTGCCCCCGTCTTCAAAAACGATTGTGGCCTCGGCGTAACACGCTTCTAATGTTTCCACGGTTTTGCCCTTTTTCTTCAGCACGCTCCTAATCTCCACATCACACAACTTACAGTGGACCGTAATCCCATTACCTTGAGATCGGATATAGCTCATAACCGTTGATTCCCCGGAGTGAAATGTAAAAGCAGTTTGGAAATAATGTAATCCTGGGCGTCCCCGTCATTCCTGCCTTGTAAGGCTAGACGCCTCCCCGATCCGGTGATCCGTTTTTTAAGGTTCATCACCGTGCCCCCTGCCAACGCATCGGTATCCAAAATAAACGAATCCAAAGCGGCGCCGGTGGTGCCGAGATTAAAGGACACCGTTTCGTGGTAATCACCGTCCCAAAACACGTCTACGTCCAAATCCCAATTCCCAGTAGGCTCCACAGACAACTCAATGAACTTTCCGTTTTTCCTTCGAGTCGCAAAAGAGGGATCCAAATGAGACAGATCCATATCCGAGGTCTTCCACTCTCCCTTGTACCCCGAACCGTCTTTCGATCGATTGTCGTTATCCAACTCCCAGACAAACCCCGCGTTATCCCCGATATAAGGTCGTTGGATCCCCGAGGCGTCTCGTTGCAACCACATCGACACGGGGTTATCGCGGGTACTGAAGCGAAACCGTATGTCCTGGCCGTTAAAATCTACGACCAAGCGGGCGTCGTTCACTGTGGATCCGGCTTTAGGAAGCGCGAAATGTAATTCACGCTTGAACGGGTAGTAGGTTGCTCGACACAAATCCAATCGACCCACGTTCACGTTGTCCCTAACAAATTCCCCCATCTTGCGAAGCTGAGAGAGGTTTCGAGACCCCAGTCCCAATTCTGTAATACCGCTTAACGCTTGCAGGTTTCCCCCGGTGTCCAGAAAGATAAAATCCTCGTCCACCTGGGCGCCTGCGTGGGCCGAGGCCATGCCAATATCACCGTTTAACTTATCGACGCGCCAATTCGATACCGTGGAATCCTGAGTGTTGGCCACATAAATCCCTCTAGGCGACTTAAATGCAAAGATCAACCCGTTGAATGAAATGGCGTTAATCAACCCCTCTTCTTCCCCTGGGTAAATCGCTAAGGTCCCAGACCCAGAGCCGGTGAAGTTTCCGTGATCCGTTGTGGTGGAGTAATACAGCCGATGAGGATCGTTCGAATTACCTCCGCCCCACATACGAAACTCATGGCTAAATCCAAACGAAGGGAAAGACGATCCCCAATCCGTAGGAGGCGTCCCCACATCAGCCGTGGTCGCCCCATCTCCGGTTAATACTTGGACCTGGTTCGTAGAAGTGAAGCAGAACAGTTTTCGGTCGTTCGCTGCTGCCTCTTTCCCGCCGACCGCAAAGGAACCGGTCATACCGGACGTGGTGATGCCCGATTTTAAAGTAGTCCCAAAACTGCCCGTACCGTCGTCTTTGAATATCTTCCCGTCGTCGGTGATGATCACCGGTCTTTCAGTAGACGCGGTAGGGCGGTAATCTATTCCTGCCAAAATGGATGGTGTGCCGCTGATTGCACTGGAATTAAACTTAGACGCACCCCCCTCTTTTCGGATGCCCCCAGTGTCGTAAGTAATGTTATCCGCTGTAACCAGGGCGCCGGGGGGCAATTGGGAGTCGTTTCTTGATCCGTATAACCCTAGTACACCAATTGGAATTTCAGCCACGAGCGCATTGCTGGTCATAAAATCCTGAGCCCTGATGCTGTAGTCACAGTCTGATTTCGATGATTCGGGCGGGTGTAAATATGCCCAATCCGTCCCGATTTACCCATAAGCGCGTTCTGGCGGTTGATCATGGCGTTAATGGTGCCCTTCGCCTGAGCCCCTATGTCCGTGGCTCTGGAGTCCTCTTTATCCAACAACAACTTGAACAACGCCAGGTCTGAGAGTACGTGCCGGTACTGCAAAGGGATCGGGGGTTCGTTGGAATCGTTCGCCAAATCCGAAGGACGGTAGATGTAATCGTAATCCACCCGGATAAAATCGTTGTCCTCGGTCTCCCCGTAGTGAGAGAATCGAACACTGGTCTCCGACAACATCCCGAAGAGTTTCGGGGTCCCCGATTGAACGTCGTATAAGGGGTATCTTTGCTCAATCTCACTGGGGTCCGCGTGAATGATCTCCCCGCCACCCTGGGGCTTCATCGACCCGGTTATAGCCAAAACGTCAGAAGCCAGGTCGTAATCCAGCTTCATCAACTTGTAATTGGCTGCGCTGTTGGTGTCCTCGGTGTAAACAGAATCCAGGGTCCCGGTGTCCGTCCCTGCAGTATGAGCACTTATCTTGTAAATGGATCCAGTGTTCTCAACCCTAAAATGCCTTCCGGCCATACTGTCTGTGATCGACGCGGAGAACGTGATCGCATTGGAGTTATTCGTAACAGAAACTGTACCGGTGTCGTAGGTCGGTTGGAGAATTAAATTCCCTTCTTTGTTGAGCCACCACCAGTCCGGGTTTTTCGCCTGTAAAAACTCGTTCCCACCCTCCAGGATGGTGCGAAAGCCCCAGTTGTACCAATTGACGATTTCGGTAGCGTAGTCGGACGATCCGTCAGTAGGCTCCTGCCCGTTGAACAGGGCAAAGTTGAGTAGTTCTTGATTTGTTGAGAGCGTCATTCATTAAGCCATTGAACCAGCGGTTTCTGAAATTTTTCGAAGTTCACCCTGGGCCTTCTCCAGTTGAACCCGAGCGTCCTCCTCGTCGCGTCGTAGCTGAGAAACGGATTCGTTTAAAGCTGTTTTCTCCTCAGACAATCGATCGATCTCCGCCTGCTCGGTCTGCTGCAGCTCTTCCAGTCTTGCGGCGTATTCCCGCTCAGTCTCGGCAACCCGCGCCTTAAACGCCTCCTCGTGGGCCGCTTTTTCCTCGGCTATTTGGGTTTTAAGGCTCACCAGTTCGGCTTTCGTATCGGCGATCTGGTTGTCCATACGCTCAATTTCAGGCTTCGTCTGTTCGATCACTTTTTGAAGATTGTTGATCTCCCCTTCAGCCACAATCGCCGCTTCCAATATCTGATCGATGTCCTTGAAGAACTTCAGTTGAGACAGAATGTTCTCGACCTTCTTCTTCGCGTCTTTACGGTCCATTTTTTGATCATTACCAAACATTACTTATTCCCAATGACCGTAACTGTGACGGTGCCGGTTCCCGCGGTAATCGCAGGACGAATATACTGTGTGTTCTCAAGAACCTGCTCGATCCCGTCAGCCGTGAAAGAAATGTTATTCCCCTGTGGATCCACGAGGGTGTGCCAGGTGGACGCATCATTAGACCCCTGCAGGACACACGTTGGTGTCCCTGCGGTCACATCCACTTGAACGGTCTTATCCGGGAAATCCGGGATAGACTGGCTGAGGGCGGTGTCTGAGTTGGTCAGCGAGGACCAGACGAGTTTAACAACCCCTCTGTTTGGGTAGGTGCCGACTGCACTGATGTTGGCCATCCATTACTCCTCATTGTCCGGCGTTTCTTCCGGGGCTTCCTCTGGCGTCTCCTCCGGAACCTCTTCGGGCGTTTCTTCCGTGATAGCTTCGGAAGCCTCCGGGGGAGGCTCATCCTTCACGCCCTTGTTTTGAACCATCTCCGGGGTAAAGCCGACTTCCTTCAAAGCCTCCTCGTTGCACGCCCCAAGACCCTCCCAAAACCAACCAGGAACATCGTCCCAATTAAGGCGTTTGCCTTGCTCGGGGTATACCGCGCCGTGCTGTGCGTACAGCGCGGGTTCGCCTTTGGAATTGACACGAATGTAAGGATGGACCGGCTTGGCTATCTGCGCCGTGCCGCCAATAACATCAATTTCCTCTATCTCGTGTACGTTTAGATTGAGCTTATCCGCCATTAGGTGGTCGCGCTCATATCAGAGTTGTTACCAGGCTCTTCCCACATGGGCTCGACAAAGAGAACAACATGAGCATTCCCAGCCGTTGGGGTAGCATCCGTCACTTGAGCCACCAGCTCTTCACCAGGAGACACTTTTACATCAATCCCTGTCTGATAAACCACCAACCCGATCGTGACTGGGAAAC